TTGGTCGTGGTGATAAGAGCGCAATTGACGAACTTGAAGCCAATCCTAATTATGCAGATACTTACGCTGAGTTAAATCGCTATGAATCAGGTATCACCGCTCTTGAAGAAGACGGAATGATATGGTTCCGTCATAATAATGAAGTAATGATGCTTGGTAAGAAGTACCAAGATGGTGCAGAACTTATAAAGGCAGAACTTGAGGTACTTCGTAAGAAGAAAGACTTCGTTGAGAAGTCTATTAGCCTTGATTCTTGGCTACAGACCGATAGAACCGTATCTGTATTCCCATGGGTAGAGCGCATGCGTGCTGACAAAGCCGCACGTGGTGCTGCTACAAAGATATCTGGTAAGACATACAACAATGAACTTATCGATGGCATTCGTCAGGAGACAGAGTTTGGTGATATCATCACATCTGTCTACAAGAACAACATGTTCTCTACACCAATTAGTTTCGTGAGCCGTCTTGTTGACGATGCTCCACATGCTACAGTAAACTTTAATGAGGGTGTACAGTCTGTTACTCGTGTGCGTACAAGTTTGCGCGATGCAGTAACTCGTAAGGTAATTGATGCAAAAGAAGCATCAGAGATTCTTAATGACTTTATTAATGCACCAAATGAAGGTGTGAAGAATGAGATTATTGAAAAGTATGCAGAAACTGTAATTCGTAACGCTGCTATCAACCATGGGCACCATGAGGATATCGCTGAACTTGCAGTTAATACTTATATTAAGAACCATCGCCTAACTAAGAAAGAAGCAACACAGGCGAAGGAGCAAAACCGTGCATACATGGTTGGCAAAGATGGCACTGCCATGGCTGACCCACAGTTGATTACTCAACTTGCTAACGGTGCTTACCTTCCAGATGTTCAAATTATTGATAAGGCATTCAAGGAGTTTGGAACACGCCCTGGTTCTATTACCAAGGCTGGACGTTCAACTCTATATGGAGTAAAGACAGCACTTGATGAACTACAGGCCATCTGGCGTGGTGGAACATTGGCGCGTGGTGGCTTTACTGCTAACATTCTTCGTGACGCTAACTTCCGTGCATGGGCAGATACTTCAATGTTCTCTTTGTACGCAGAATTAAGCACAAGCACTCTAGATGCCGTAACTAATGGACTTAACACAGTCAAGAAGATTTCTTCTTGGGAGAAAGATTCAATTAGTCCTAAGCGTAATATGAAGAATATTCGTGAAGGCATTGAAGAGAATGAAAAGGTCCTAAAGAAACTAGAAGGACGTTTAGAGCAAGAGGGTTTCTACAAGAAGCCTAAGAAGGGTGCAAAGGCTGTAGAGATTACGCCAACACTTCAACGTGTTATCGAATCTCGAGATGCAATTGCAGCAACACTAGCAGAACTTCGTCGTCAAGAGAAGGCTATTGTTGATAATATCCCAACTCAGGTTATCAAGAGAGATAAGATTAGTGTTTCTGGTTGGGAATTCCCGGCAGCACGTTCTGGTCAACTTGGTGAGATTAGCCGTCAGAAGTTAAACGGTAAGGAAGAGATTCGTGGTGCGCTAGCATCTGTCCGTGAACTAGAGATGGAATCTGTACGTCGTGGCAGTTATGGTGGTAAGGTTTACCATGCTGTTGATAATGAGACAGAACACCTTGTAGCATGGACTGACATGCTCAATAACCACTTACGCAATGACCCTCTTTCCATTAAGATTATGGAAGGCAACATGAGCAAGCCAGAGTTAATGAACTGGCTACGTGAGAATGAACAGCGTTCTTACATTGACCGCTTCGGTTTAACTGTTGTCGAAGAAGGCAAGCCTGCTCGTCGTTTACGTCAGAGTGATGCAGAATACATTTATGACCGTGTTAACTTTGCCGTTAATAGCATCGCTGCTAATGAGCAAGTTCGTAAACTAGTTCTTAATAACCAGTTGACAGCGGTTGAGTTGAAGAAACTGTATCCTGTAGTTGCTGAGCGTCCACCAGTATCTGGAGATGTTACAACTAATGCTTTGGGTACTGGAAGTCTAGCACGTTTCTTGCCTAACCTGCAGAAGGATGTAGTGCAGTATCTTGCAACACAGCCAACTGCTAAACTTAACTATAACCATTACTTTGCAGCCAAGTACTATGAGAAGTTAGAAACTCTAGTAATGAATGCCAACGAGCGTGGCGTTATTCCTGGTGCAAAGCAGAAGATTCAGTACGAAAAGATTGCCCGTTCTTATGCAATCAACGAGTATCGCAGCAAGATTAACGCGTTCTCAAAGGATATGAACTTTGCTGGACTAATGAACTATGTTATAGCCTTCTTCCCTGCGGTTGTAGAGCAGTTCAGAGCATATGGACGTATCATGATAGATAACCCAGAGTTGCCTATCCGTCTTGCTTATGCAGCGCAGATTCCAGAGTATATCGCAGATACACAAGAAGATGCCTATGGTAATAAATACATTGAGTATACTATGCCATATACAGGACTAAAAGCACGCTTTGGAGTTGAATGGTTTAACCCAATTAACCCAACCTCTGGTTCTATCCTATCTGCTGGTCCGCTAACAACAACTCTTGCAAATCTTGTTGCTAAGCAGACAGAGTTTGCTGATACTAAACTAGGCGCTTTCTTGTTGCCATTTGGTGTATCAACTAATGCTGTGTCTGCCTACACTCCTAATACATGGAGAAAAGCGTCAGAAGCGTACAACGCCTGGAAGGGCGATGGAGAGCAGTTCAACAAAGATGTAAACATGATTTCAAAGCATTAGTTGTTTGACTTTATCGAAGATAATGACAAGCAACCTAGCCCATCTCAGTTAAATCAGATACAGATTCGTGCAGAAAAAGATGCATTGGCCCTATCTGTATTGAAGTTTATATCATCATTGACGCTACCACAGCAGCCAAAGATGCGCACAGCAATCTCTTACTATCAAGATAGATTTAGTGAAGCAATCAAGATGGACCCTATCAATGGTGCAGAGAACTTCATGAAGGATAATCCTGATTACTTCATGCTTGCTGATAAACTAACGAATAACCTATCTGGAATTCGTAACGATGAAACAGCAGTTGCTTTACTAGAACGCAACAACTTTGCAACAAGAGAAATAGTTACTAATATTACAGACCTCACCGCATTAGGTGCAGTCTTTAATGACGATAACTACGCATTCTCTAGTGCGGCAGATGCATATCTTCGTACACAGAAGATTCCTGGCTTAGATGCCAAGTATAAGGCTAGTGAAGCATCACTTGAGAACATGAAGTCAACTATTGTTAACAAGGGTTGGACTGACTGGTTCAAGTTGATTCAGGTAGTTTCAACAGAGATGAAGAAGCCACCTTACAACCTAGACCCAGCACGTGGATATGGTGACGTTGTTCTACAGCAGTACAAGGATGCTTTCATCGAGCAGCAAAAGGTTGAGAACCCAATGTGGTACGATGAGAAGGTAAACAGTTCTGGTGGTGGAGATAGTGGTAGAATGGCTAGCGTTATCAAGGCTGTTACTATTGCTGCTAACACACCAGAGATGTGGAAAGACCTATCTCAGCAACCACGCTGGTCTGCCATTGTAGAATACATGAACTTCCGCTACGAAATTAACGATGAGTTAAAGCGTAGAGACATCGGATACGATACCAAATCAGCAATTGACTTGCGTAATGCAGTTACATTGAAGGTCTGGGAACTTCGCAACAAGGACGTAAAGTTCGGTCAGTTTTATGACAGATATTTTGATGGGGATGACTTTAGCGTTATCTTCGATTACACACCACCAAAGAGGAGTAAGTAATGACAGGTCCAGTTATCGGCAGACAGCCAACTGCTGCACCATCGCCAACAGCCACTCCTAAAGCGACTGGTATACCTACAGGTCTTGGTGTGTCAATTGCAGAAGCCGCTGCAAATACTAAACTAAACATTAAGACACCTACAAGTGTAGCCGTTGATACAGTTAACTTTGTATCTAGCCTGACTAAGGCACAGATGAAGCAAATCATTCCGTGGTTGGATAAGTTTGGTGCTAGCAAGACAGATATCTCAACTATTGGTAATGCCAAAAAGTTCCTGCAAAATAACTTTAATACCTATATAGAAAACTCTAATGGTAGCCTTACCAAGTTAATCCAGTTATTCAAGGATGATTATGTTCCATCAGCAGATGAAACAGAGAAGACCAAGTCTAATGGCGTAACACAGTATATCAGCAAGCAATCCCCAGCGCTTATCGCTAAAGATGTAGATAAGTTTCTGATGACTACAATTGGTAGCCGAAACATCAATCAAGAATCTCGTGATAAGATTATGGCTGAGATTGAAAAGATGATTCAAGAAGGAACTACAACTACTACCAAGATGGACAAGGCTGGTAAGACTACAGTCACCCAGACTCCTGGTTACAGCGAAGAGCGTGCTGGTGAAGTTGTTGCCCGCATTGCAAAAGAAGCAGAACCAGGCAAGTACCAACAGCAACAGCAAGCAACATTTTATGATTTTATTACTAACGCAGACCAGTTACGAGGTGGTCGCTAATGGCTAACGCAAGCAAAGCAGTACAGATTCAACAAGCAAAAGATGAAGCAACTGCGCTAAGAGAATTAGCAGATGCTAGAGCAGCAGAAGCGCAAGCGGCACTAGACACAGGTGCTGCACCAGGAGTGCAAGCAAATCTTGCCAAGATGGCAGCAGAAGCAGATAAAGTTGCTAAAGCAGCAGAGGCAGCACTTGCTGCACTAGAAGGTAGTGGCAACACTAACATGTCTGGCTTAACTGCAAGTATTGGTTTTGTTCTTACTAAAGCACTTCTAGAAGATGCTACATACGGTAAGGGTCCTGGAGGCTTACAAGAGGTCTATGACCTGTGGGATGCAGGCGATGAAACAGCAGCACTTGATGCTTATTTCAAATCTAAATGGTATTTGAAACTAGGCAAGACTGCAGCAAGTCGTTACGCAACTTCCGTTAACCAACCAGAAGTGTATGCTGCCGATGAAGCCGCTTATATGGCAGAGCAAAAGAATCGTCTTTTCAAACTAGGTGTTAGAGTTGATGATGCAGAACTTGATAAGTGGTTAAAAGAAGCCTATAAGGGTAATCTCACCAATGCGCAATTAGATTCATCTATTGCAATGTCAACAAGTTTTGGCGGTAAGTTCGGCGGAACTATTCTTACCCAAATGGAAGAGTTGAAGAAGACTGCACGTTCTTACGGCTTGTCCTATACTGATGCTAAATACAATCAGTGGGGTGCTGACCTATTTGCAAATCGTATTACCGATTCAGAAATTGAAAAGTCAATCCAAGCAGAATCAGCAAGTAAGTATCCAGCATTTGCAGACCAAATCATGAAGGGTGTAACTGTTGATGCATTAGCATCTGCTTACAAGTCATCTATGGCTACCATTCTTGAGATTGATGCGGACTCTATTGGGTATGACGACCGCACCCTTAACAAGGCTTTACAGTATGTCGGACCAGATGGCAAGCCTTCAACTAAGCCACTATGGGAATTTGAAAATGACCTACGTTCCGATGCACGTTGGCAGTTCACAAACAATGCTAGAGATTCAGTTGATTCTTTGCAATATAAGGTTATGAAGGATTGGGGATTGATATAATGGCATATACAGAAAAGCAATGGAACGATTTCCAAAAACTTCTACCAGCAGAAGACCGCGTCTCTTATATTGAATATCTACGGGTATCAGACCCTGCTGCCTATAATCAACTAAGTGGCGGTGCTCTTGCAAGACTTAAAGAAGATTCATTAGAACCTAAAACAACTACATCGGTTTCAGCAGCAGAAGGTGCAGCACAGACACGTGCTAAGACTGCGGCAGAAAAGGCTGCGGCTGAAAAGACTGCTGTTGAGTTAAAAGCAAAGCAGCAAGCAGATGATAAATGGTCAACTGAAATTGTTGCCGATGGTTTAACCCAGGCTCAACTGGATGCTTTAGCAGGACAGCAATCAGCAAAAGAAGCCCAAACTTATGCTGCCGAAATTGCAGCACTTGCTGACAGGTTCAAAAAAGGTGAAAAGTTAACAGCAGAACAATTGGCTTCACTAGGCTTAACGCCTCAGGGAACTGTTAAAATAGTTACTCCTGGAGAACCTCCTATAGTTACTCCTGGAGAACCGCCTAATAAGCCAGGCGCAGCGTGGATTGTAAGCCCAGATGGTAAAGGTTGGATTAAACCACCGCAGACAAATCCAACAGATACATGGGATGATACAAAAGGTTGGGTTCCTAAAGCAGGACCAAGCACTGATACTTCTGGTGGACCAGGAAAGCGACCAGGCGCAGGCTGGGTTCTTAGTGTAGATGGCAAAACGTGGATTAAACCCAACATGCCAACACAGGTAGGTAAGGCATTTTCTTGGGATGATGAACAGGGTTGGATTGGTTTTAATGTTGGTAATAAAACAATTAAGTCAACAACCTATACTGGTACTGGTAAGAACCGTAAAAGAGTTGTAACATATACAGACGGAACAAGTGAAACTTTCGATGACCCAGAAGTTGCTGGTGCAAGAACTATCATCTCTACTAGTTATCGAGGAGTAGGTGCTAACCGCAAAAGGGTTGTAACATACTCAGATAATACGACTGAAACCTTTGATGACCCAGAGATTCTTACGCCTCCAGTAGATACAAGTAGTACAACTAAAACAGATAGCACGACTACTACTGCTAATACAAGTGTTACAGGGGTTCAGTACAATGACCGTCTTAGCATATATTCTGCTTTGGCAGACCGCTTCGCAAAGTATGGACTAACTTCACTTGCAAATAAGATTAAAGAACTTGCCATGCAAGGTGCTACAGAGGCAACAATTACGTTGCAACTACAGGAGACACCAGAGTATCAGCAACGCTTTGCAGCAAATGCTGACCGTATCAAAAAGGGTCTAGCAGCACTAACTCCTGCAGAGTATGTCAATATTGAAGACTCTTATCGCCAGGTACTACGTGCCTATGGCTTAAAGCAGTTTGATAACGATGCATATGTTAAGCAGTTTATTGCTAATGATATGTCACCAACAGAACTTTCTAACCGTGTTGTAACTGCAGTACAGCGTGTACAAAATGCTGACCCTGCACTTATCAGCCAACTTAAGCAGTACTACGGCATCGGCGCAACCGACATGGTTGCATATGTACTTGACCCAGAACAACAGTTCCAGAAGATTGAACGACAAATTGCAGCATCAGAAATTGGTGTAGCAGCAGGTCGCCAGGGACTAAAGGCTGGAGTGTCAGTTGCCGAGCAACTAGCAGCACAAGGTGTTACCGAAGCAGAAGCACGTAAGGGTTACTCAACCATTGCGGATATTCTGCCAACTGCTGAAAAACTATCCGATATCTATGGGACGACATTGGACGAATACCGACAAGCCGAAGGCGAGCAAGAAGTATTCAATAGTTTGGCATCAGCGCAACGTAAGCGTCAAAGACTTACAGCGCGTGAACTTGCAGCCTTTGGTGGCTCAAGCGGTACCAACAAAACAAGTCTTACGACATCAAGCGTAGGACAATTCTAAAATCCTGAACGGACCTATCGGCCCCGTCAGAGTAATAGACCGATAGTAGGAGCCAGCCAGTTTCCCCGAACTGAACTGAGGCCTGCGAACTAACAACGAATAGAAGGGTGGGTTGCTATGAGCAACAACTACTGGGACGACGAAGACGATGACCAAGATACCGAAATGGAATCACAATTGGACGGAAGTGACTTACTTAAAAAGTTACGGAAGGCTAAGCGTGCTGACGAAAAGCGTATAAAGGAACTCACTGAGCAACTTGAGGGATTTTCCAAGGCGCAGCGTGAGGCAACCGTCAAATCAATCCTAGAACAAAAGGGTGTAAACCAGAAGGCAGCACGTCTAGTCCTTAAGGACTTAGATGGAGACTTCTCAGAAGAGGCAGTATCGAACTGGCTTGATGAGAATGCTGACTTATTTGGCATCGAGGTTTCACAGAGACCAGATAATCAGAACCTTGCTACATTACGTCAGCAAGATGTCATGACACAGGGTGCCTACACCCCAGACCGCGCACAGGACTTAGAACAACGCATGGATAACGCAAGTTCCATGGAAGAACTAATTACTCTGATGCAGTCACAACAATAATATCCGTTCATAGTCAAGGAGACTAAAAGACATGCCTAACGCATATACAGATACGTCGAGTACATCATTCGGCGGTACAGTAGGTGGCGCAGGTCTCGTACAGAAGGCATATGACCGCCTTCTCGAGTTCGCTCTCCGCTCAGAACCCCTAATTCGTTCTGTCGCAGATAAGCGCCCAGCAAAGCAAGCAATCCCAGGTTCAACTGTAGTTCTACAGAAGTACGTTGACCTAGATACAAAGACATCAACACTAACAGAGACAGTTGACCCAGATGCAGTAGCATTGTCAACACCAACATCTGTTACAGTGACACTTAACGAGTACGGTAACGCTGTACTTGTAACACGTGCGTTGGAACTATTCTCTCTAGCAGATGTAGACCCAGCAATCGCTAACATCATCGCTTACAACCTAGCCGATTCTATCGACGTTGTAGCAATGAACACACTACGCTCAGGTTCAAATAACATCTTCGCAGGTAACGCAACAGCAGTTGCTAACGTAGATGCAGCGGACACAGTTGACTCAGCAGACATCCGTCGCGCTGTAGCAAAGTTGCGTGCTAACAAGGCTAAGGGCCGTCGCGGAAACTCATACTGGGTTGGTATTCACCCAGAAGTTTCACACGACCTTCGTGCAGAGACAGGCGACCTTGGATGGCGCTACCCTCAGGCACAGTCAGCATCAGAAGCAAGCAAGATTTGGGCAGGCGAAATTGGCGAGTACGAAGGCGCATTCTTCGTAGAGTCATCACGTCTATACAACGCTAAGACAGGTGCAGACCAGTCAACACTAGCAACAACAGCAGTAACATCAGCAGGAGTTTCAGCCGCATTCACATTCGGCGTTGCTTCATCTGCAGTTATCGCAACACGCGCTGAGGTTGGCGATAAGATTTCAGGAACAGGCGTAGGAACATCTGCGAAGATTACTGCAATCTCAACATCAGGCTCAACAACAACATTCACTGTAGACGTTGCTAACTCAGCAGCAGTTACAGTTGGAACTGTTCTAACAGTAACACCAGTAACACGTGTATACAACACAATCGTTGCAGGTTCACAGGCAATGGCAGAAGCCGTAGCAGAAGAGCCACACGTAGTTATCGGTAACGTAACTGATAAGTTGATGCGTTTCCGCCCAATGGGTTGGTACGGCGTACTCGGCTTTGCAGTTTACCGTGATGAGGCACTATACCGCATCACATCAGGTTCATCAATCGCTGCTCTCTAGTAGTTAATTGACTGCTGGACAGGGGAAACCCTGTCTGGTGGTGAGTCCACTAAAGGAGGAGTCATGACAGATTATATCTTCGAGACACCAACCGTCGACGAAGGATTTGAAGGAGTTCAGCGACTCTTTACATTCTATAAACTAACACGTGGTATCAGTATTATCAAAGTCAATGGTGTGTACCGTCAGATACGTTACCCACTAGACTCTGACTTAGATACATACCAAGAAGTATACCTTGGTGGAAGCCAGTACACAGTAGACGAGGCAACTCGAGAGGCACTTATCAACGGCAACGTTGGAGTGACTACCGCTAACTTTACAGCAATATAGGGGACATATGGGACACGAACACGCAAGCAAGGTTCTTGAATGGGCATACAAGTTAATTGACGGAGATATGATTCCATACTCCGCATTGTACGGATGTGTCTATTGCGATGCAACATCTACCGAACCTTTTCCTGATGAAAATGATATCTCTATAGACCACACTACATGTGGTCCTGACTGCTTTGGTTGCAAGGCTAGAGGACTCCAGATGAATACTGGAGATGCTAATAGCCAGCGTAACGCACCACGTAAACGTTTTGAAAAAGAACTTACAGCCTATAAGGATGCACGTTCTCAAGGTATCCAACCTGGTGGTACTACAATGGAAAAGATTCGTGAAGCAGAAACGGCTTCCGAAGCATTAGGTAAACCGTATAACTCAAATACGATGCCAGATGCAAAGCACGTCAACAAATCAACCGTAGCAGTAATGAAAGAGATAGGACAAGTATAATGCCAAAAGTTGGAATGAAGAAGTTTCCTTACACACCTGCAGGCAAGAAGGCTGCTAAGGCTTACGCTGCAGGCGAGAAGATGGAATCCAAGTCTGAGAAGATGATGGAAATGAAAAAGGGTATGAAGAAGACAGCGAAGAAGGCTGTAGTAAAGAAGATGGGCAAGAAGAAGTAAATGCCAAAGATGACATCGCAGGACGCAGCAATGCTTAAGATTTTTCAGAAGGAATACGGCACAATGGTATATCCATCACCAGTTCGTGCATCAACTGCCGATAGCGCACGCAAGCAAGCAGAAGCGAAAGCGGCTAAGGCTAAGAAAGCCAAGAAGTAATGAAGAGCAAAGTTCAGAAAGTAATGGGCGAGTTTAAGCGGGGAACACTACACTCTGGTAAGGGTGGTAAGGTTGTTAGAAACCCTAAGCAGGCTATTGCAATTGCTATGTCTGAGGCTGGCAAATCAAAAACAAAAAAGACTGTTAAGAAAGCGAAGAAAAAGTAATGGACCCAAGACTAAAGCGAGCAGGAGTATCAGGCTTTAACAAGCCTAAGCGTACACCAAGTCACCCTAAGAAGTCACATGTTGTTGTGGCTAAAGAGGGAGATAAGGTCAAGACTATTCGCTTTGGTCAGCAGGGCGTTACTGGTGATAGGCAACCAACTGCCCGTCAGAAGTCTTTCAAGGCACGTCATGCAAAGAATATTGCTAAGGGCAAGATGAGTGCCGCGTATTGGGCAGATAAGGTGAAGTGGTAATGGCAACAGGAGAAGCAGGTAGCACATTTGCTGATGAGTTAAATCGTCTTGCAAATGGTGGAACATATCCAGCACCAACAGCGTATAAGTCCGAGCAGGGCGCAGCCAATGCTTACGCATCAACTAGTGGCTTGGGGATTGTTGCCGCACTTAATATTAAAGCCAGCGCAAGCCGTCAGCCTAAAGATTATAAGATGGTAAATGCTGTCTGTAATGAATTAGCAGGAACTACTGGACTATCAGCCGTTGTTGCACTAAGGAGCATAAACCTATGACAACATTAGCACAGATGATTGATGAAGTTCTTATCAACCTTTCAGGTTATACTTATCAACAGGACCGTTCTACCTATCTTAAAAGCGCAGTTACAACATTAACTTCACCAAGTACGTCACCTACTATCCTATCTCTTGGAGATACAAGCAACGTAGGTAAGGGTATCCTTGAGGTTGATGAAGAACTAATGTGGGTTGATTCATTTGACCGTGTTGCAAACACAGCAACTGTCTCACCATATGGACGTGGCTACTTAGGTACAGGAGCGACCACACATGCTGCAGATGCCAAGGTTACTATCTCACCTATCTTTCCACGCTATGTAATCAAGAAGGCTATTAACGACACTATCCGTGCGATGGGTGCAAGTCTGTTGTCTATCAAGCAAACAACATTCCCATTCAATGCAGCCGTTAATACCTACGAGTTTGAAGACCTTGCAATTGAAAACATCCTAACTATGTCATGGCAGGATACTGGTCCTTCTAAGGAATGGATTCGTATTCGTCGTTGGGACTTCGACCCATTTGCAGATGTAACTACTTGGGGTGCAAACTCACAGACCGTTACCATCTATGACTGGATTACTCCAGGACGTACAGTAAAAGTGATGTATGCAACTCCACCAACCCCTCTAGTAAATAGCACAGATGTATTTACAGATGTTACAGGTTATCCAGAGTCAGCAAGAGACATTGTAATTCTAGGCACATCATACAGATTATTGGCTTATCTTGACCCTGCACGTGCGGGCCAAATTAGCCCACAGGCGGACGAGACAGATGGCAAGCGCCCATATGGTGCGAGCGCATCAGCAACAAAGCAACTATTCGCTCTATACTCACAACGTTTGAACGAAGAAGTAAAAACACAACAAAATGCCTACCCGCCACGAATTCATTATACTCGATAGGAATATAAATGACAACTAGAAATTACTCCTCTCGCTCTCAGCAAACGACACTTACAGGTGCGGTTACTTCTGGCACTACATCTATAGCAGTAGTTTCGGGTTCAGCACTCCTTGGTGGCGTGACTATTCCTGGAGGCACAACATTTACTTTGGTTATCGACCCAGATACAGCCATTGAAGAAATTGTAGATGCCACGGCAACGTCGACCAATACTTTTACGATTACCCGTGCCATTGATGGTTCGTCAGCCCAGGCTCACTCTGTTGGTGCTGTTGTTCGTCACATGGCTATCGGTCGTGACTACCGCGAAGCAAATGCCCATATAGAAGCCACAACAGGCGTTCACGGCATCTCAAACTCTTCTTCCGTAGTCGGAACTATCGACACTCAGACCCTAACCAATAAGACCCTTACAAGCCCTACAATTACTAACCCTACTATCTCGGGTACCAACGTAGACGCAAGCATTGTCTTTGAGGGTGCAACACCTGATGCGTTTGAGACTACACTTACAGTGGTAGACCCTACTCAAGATAATACAGTAACGCTGCCTAACGCGACAGGCACAGTAGTACTTACCACAGCAACTCAAACATTAACTAACAAGACCATGGGCGATGCCCTTAATGCTGGTGGATTCAAGATTACAAATCTTGCTACACCAACACTTGCATCAGACGCAGTACGCAAAGACTTTGCAGATGCTCAGGTAGCAGCGGCTGCAACAAGTGCAGCAAGCGCGGCATCAAGTGCGACCGCAGCGGCTACCAGTGCAACAAGTGCGGCAACATCTGCTTCTTCGGCTGCAACAAGTGCATCTTCTGCTTTAACTAGCGCAAACTCTGCAGCAACTTCTGCATCAACTATGGAAGCAAGTGTAACTGCAGCAGCAACTAGTGCCACAAGCGCAGCAGCATCAGCATTAGCATCTGCTACATCTGCAACAGCATCAGCCAGTTCAGCAACTGCAGCAGCGACTTCTGCTACA